GCCTTCGGGTGGAGACCTCTCCTCTCGGACGCGAGATCTGCTGCTGAAGCACTTGCTGCTCTTAATGAGCGACAAGATCCTTATCAGAGGATAACATCCTTTGGTGAGGATCAGCGTGTAGTTCAGCAACAATCTGCCGCTGGATCTTGCATTGGCGCCGAATGGCGCTGGACTTATGTCCAAAAACGCAAGGTCAAGGCGGTCATTCGCGGAGTAGTTGATACTACTCCCGCTTCCAGAAAGCTGTTCTCTCCACATCTTTGGGGTTTTGACCCTATGGATTGGATACCTACAGCATGGGAGTTAGTCCCGTACTCATTCCTGGTGGACTATTTCACCAATGTTGGTGATGTCCTCCAAGCTTGGAGTGGGCAGGGGTTCAATTCTCGTTGGTGTGCGTATACTGTGATAAAGGAGAATGAGGAATCATTCTTCTCGTCACCCTATACAAACGCCATCGATAAGCGAACCGAATTTACTGCCTACCCTCTTGGCATGGGCCCTAGCGGAGTTTTTTCTCGCCGTTTAGTAAATCGTTACGTCTCGTTAGGATCTTTGATCCCAACGTTCCGTTTCGAAATACCCGGGTTTGGTACTAAGTGGATAAACTTAGCGGCCTTACTCGGCACGAAGAGAAAGTCTCCTTTTTATTAACCTGATACATATTGGAGAAATCCATGTCATTCAGTCCCGCCTCCCCTGTTACGGGGGCACCTGCGACGAGCCTTACGTCTCCGACGTATACGCTCTCCGCAGATACACCGCCGAATGCACTATCGGTCCAGAAAGCTGTAACCGCCATTGGCGGCACGCAATCTGGTGTCGATACGAGTTCGTCTGTGTCAAGGCCGTTCACCATCACTTTTAGCAGACCGGCGAACTTTAAAGGTTTGCCGCCTGTTAATCCAGTGACGGGTGTCCTGCCTCGCGTTCCGAACAACGTCTGGGTGCTGCTTACTCGGAAAGGGGTAACTCCCCTAACCGGGCAAGCTCCTGTAACGATGACGATCAGGACCGAAATCTCGGTTCCGGCCGGCGCCGATACAGCTGATGCACCCAATGTTCGGGCAGCGATGTCTCTTCATTGTGGTGTTCTTTGGGAACAGTCGAATGAAATCGATACCTCCCTTACAACCGGAGTCCTCTAAACATGACGATCGACACTGCCCTAGTGGGGCGTCTCAATGTCCTGCCCGAAGACCTCGGAAGCGAGAATCCCCTCTTCGGGATATTCTCGTTACGAAGGGCCAGTTTAGGATTAGCCTGCCATCTCGCACACGAACTTTCGTATGTTCGATGGTATGGATCTTTCTTTTCTGGTACTGTATCGACAAGTACGACCTGTCGGCTAAGTCTCTTAAGGAAGTTATTGGTGCAATATTGCCAATATTGCGTCCTTGACTTCAAAGAGCCTGAAACCGAAGCCGATCTTCAAGTAATTGAAGATTGGCTCCATCGCAGAGTGGATCTGATGATCTCTCTTAGTAAGGACCCAGATGAACGTAAAACGTTCGAATGGGAACTTGCCGAGGATTATCTCTTCCTCTTTCTGCGAGCTAAGGATCCAATTCGTCTTAAAGAACTGGATTTCTTATGGCAGCCATTAACTTGAGACAACGGTAGGAGGCCTTATGGGTTCAATCAACCCTAACGCTCTTTTTATCGACCTGCTCGAGGACCTTAAAGAGGTGGTTCGTGACCCTGCAATTTTTGGGTTACCACTACCTCCTCCTGACGTGACGGAAAAAGAGTTCGCTGCCCATGTCCTTTCCAAAACCTTCTACAAAAAGTTTGTAGATGCTGTGGAGGAAGACGCAGACAGCATAGCTCTATCCAAATTCCTATCGGTTAACGACCGATGTAAGCTTTGGACGTTACCTCAGTTGTCAGAGTGGGATTCCATTCTCGTTGGAGAGCTTAAAAAAGCAATCTACGATTTTTGGTTTCCACAAGGACAGGCCTTGGTCAGCTATGTTGAAGATCTTCTAGATCACGGCATGACTGGCCCAGGAGCAGCTATCAATGCACGGGGTGGTGACTTCTACACGAAGTTATTCTCCTCGCCTTTGACAGCAACGTCCCCGGTCTTGTACCACGTGTACGAGAACTATCTTTCATCATCAATAGACTGGTCTGATGCAGAGAATCTGCGAAGACAAGTCTACGGAGACTGCGAGATAGTATCAGGTTCACGGTTTCACTTCGTCCCGAAACAAAATGATGTCTCGAGGTTAATATGCGTCGAACCTTCTCTGAATGTTTTTTATCAGAAAGGATTCGGTCGCATACTTGAGCGTAGGCTCGTTCAGCGTTATGAACTGGACCTAGCACGCGCTCCTAGTAAAAACCAAGAGCTCGCTTGTGCAGGGAGTTTGTTTGGCAGTCACGTGACTGTCGACTTATCCTCTGCAAGTGACTCTATGTCCGTTAGCATGCTTCGCGAGTTCTTGCCACCTGATTTTCTTAGGTGGTTGAAACTCTTACGCTCGCCGAAAGGTGAGCTTAAGAAGCGTGTTGGCGATATAGAGCCAAAGTGGGTGGAATTCAACATGATTTCGTCTATGGGGAACGGTTATACCTTTCCCCTCCAGACGATGTTGTTTTCCTGCATCGTAGATGCATGCCTTAGAGCTAGGTCTTATCAGCCGATGCTCAATCGCACGCCAGAGGAAACGCACCTAAGTGCCCCGGGAGGGGCTCTTTCGTGGCGCGTACCTGGTGCCTCCGAGTGGTCTGTTTTTGGCGATGACATAGTTTGTCCTAGCTTTATCAGCAAGGATGTTCTACGTCTTCTCGCCATTACAGGCTTCGAGGTTAACGCATCTAAGACCTTCATTGAAGGTCTGTTTCGCGAGTCCTGTGGTCGTGACTTTTTCTTTGGTCACGATGTTCGTGGATTTTATGTAAAAAAACTAAAATCCACCCAGGATCGCTACGCTGTCATCAATGGCCTTAACCTATGGTCCGCTAAGACGGGAATTCCGTTATGGCGAACTGTGCAGCATCTCATGAAAACTGTGAGGTTCCAACCGGTACCTCCCAGTGAAAATGATGATGCTGGGATTAAGGTACCCTATTCAATCGCTGGGGCGGGTCTTCCAAGGGACCGCAAGACTACGTCGGTTAAATATCGACGTTCAGTCGCGCGTTCTCAGAAGCTCCGCTTTGTCGACTACAGGGTGCTTGGTCCTAGAGGCGCTAAGCAAAGAGTTTATAACCCAGGTGGGTTAATGATCTCGATGCTACAAGGCAGC